ACGCCAATCTTCTATTTCGGGGTAAGCAGTAGATGTAGGTAATGGTACGTTAGTCAATCCATTATTATTGACTACTTGTGATGCCCAACCTTTCCAATCTTTTACATCCTCAGGTGGAATAGGAATATCTACATCTGGAACATCTATACGTATCTGAGATGCCCATTCTTTGAATGTTATGTTAAGAGGTAATACAACAGTACTCATTTAATCTCCTGTACCTGAATTTCCAGACCCGGAAGGTCGAACATCACCGACGTTATAATTGAGTAATGTCTTACCCATCTGATATGCGCCCCCTAGTTGATTACTCTCAAACCTAAAGCTCACCAAGCGTCCTTGACTGTTTACAGCATCTATCTTTTGTGTATTCAAGTCAAAGGTATACGGACCATTTTGTGTAAGATTTCCATTGGCAAGAGTATCCGACGGAAAGAATCTATTATTCACAGTAACTGTCATCTCACCATTCATTAAAAAGTCTGGTTCAATTCTACGAGTTCTCATAACTCTATTATTAGCCGGATTGCCTTCAAAGAAATCGTAAATATGAGTCTCAAAATATGAGTCTATAGCAGAAGCATTTGATAGTGAGGGTGGAAGAGAAATGACTTGATCATATCCAATTTCATGTCTCCATAGAGGATAAACATTAATAATGCCTGCTCGTGTAACTATTTCCCTTGCAACATTATCTGCCATCATAGGCAACGGAAAGACGCCCGCTGAAGCACCAGCTGACCTGCTAATGGCAGCATCAAACCATCGTTTTATTTCGTAAGGATACATGAGACAATGAGTACACTCGGGCGCAGTACCAAAAGGAAAATGCCACCAAAATTCTGTATCTCCTGTTCCTGGACTCACAAGCATAGCCCATACTTTTGCACGTTGGGCTAAGTTAATGTTCTGAAAAAAAAATTGAGAATTCATAGTATTTTGAAGTGGACGTACTATCCCATTGAAGAAATAGAATTTATCTAATCCAATCCAGAAAAATTCATTTGCATGGCCAATAATAGAATTGGCAGACATGACTGTTATGTCATTATCAATAGTAACTGCTGAAAAAGAAATGACAGGCGTGTCTGTTGTACCGCTAGAATAGATCAAACTGATAAGAGCATTTGATGTCCATGCTAATAACTGCGGTGTGGATGATCCTCTAGAAACAAGTACCTTTATGATCTTGGAATTAGCTATAGTTTGGCCATTGTCTGAGGATGACCAGCCACTACCATCGCCACTAATAACTCCAGTATTACACCATCTAATGAGCCCATCATTATCGTAGGCAACCAATATTGGAGGTAAAAAGACTATGCCACCACTGACTAAAACAGGATTTTCATCTTCATCTAATACTGGAATCAATGGTGTATTGGTATCAGTGGATCCATAATAGATAGGGCCTCGTATTGTGTTATTGCTATCATTCGCATTAGGCGCCACATGGGCAACAATGTAAGAATGAGTACCTCCATCGGTAAATACATCAAAATCCCATAAGATATTAAGAGCGTCGTCAGGCGATAAGCTAGCAATATAAGCGTCATATTCAACTGGCGTCCTATCAATTTCCCCAGAGCCCAGTCCATTAAATGTAAAATTCTCATAAACAACTGAATTGGCACGCCCTAGATACGTATCACAAGAATTAGGCCGCATAGGATTATTATAATTATAAACAGTTCTTATAATAGTCCCGGTACCCGGATCTATAATCTGATAACCACCAATCTTAAGCGGACGATTTCTATAAAAACGGACCCATTGACCATCGATATAGCTCTTACTATCGTATTTAGTACCGTCTCTCTGAATCCCAGGATCAGAATCTAGGACAATAACGTTAGTTGTCATATTCTATGCCCAATACGGTTTAGTACCGTTACTCATTAAGGTTGTACCATTAGCCCCTATAGCAAGAATCTGCCAATTAGTTCCGTCAAAATAAGGGATGCCGCCTACCGCTGCTGTAGGCATGATGTTATTAATAGCTGCTTGTTGATTATTAGCATTAGTTCCACCTGAACCAATGGGTAAAGGTGCGGCAGGTAATGTTACATGTCCAGTAGTATCAATGGAAATACCTACTACATTATTATAAGCGATAGAACCGGCTGTATTATCTGATATGAATCTGAATGATGTTCCATTAGCAGAATACACAGAAATCCTACCGGTTGTGCCAGAAGTTTGGAAACCACTAACAAGTACACCACCAGCCGATACGCCAATGGCAGGACTGCTATAATAAAATCCCGTATTTGAACTCGCATTAAAAGATAATGCAGGTGATGTAAGCGTACCATTGGCAAGAGACAACGATGTTGGAGCTGAGAATAGGCCTGTACCATCACTATAAAATATTTGAGAAGATCCTTGGGGAATTACATAAGCTGTTCCTAGAGGGCCGGCTAATTGGACAGAAAGCGTGAATGCTCCATTGGTATTGTTGGCAATAAACCATTGACCAGTAATAACAGGGAAAAATACCGTAATGTTAGCTGTTAATAGACCATTATATTCTTGAATAAGGTTAGCAGCCTCATTGATAGTAAGCGTTACATTAACACTGAGAGAAACATTCTTTGATAAAGCGGTAACGACATCTGCTTGGTTCTGTCCAAATCCTAAAGTCTGCCAGTTTGTACCATCACTAATAATAGTCAAAGACTGCTGCACTTGAACTGCTTGACTTGGTTCTAAGCTGATTTTGGTGCCAGGCTCTCCTGGTTCAATAGTCAGCTGTGCTGTGCCCTGATTAGAAAATGATACATAGTAACCAGCTGGCACACTACCTATGGTAGGCAATGGTAAGATAGCAGGCGCATTTCCCAACCAGACATAGAGCTTCGCCCTGGATGTTATATCCAGTGTGGGAATTGTAGCTGTTAAAACCACAGGGACATTTGTATTAAGCTTACCAGCTAGTGCAACCAGTCCATTACCAGCTAAAGCTATTGCGCTAGCTTCAGATGTTCCCGCAGCAAACGTATAAACTGTCCAATCACCCGCTGGTGTGGAATTATCGGTTAATAGAGCATAATAGGAAACACCAGTGGATACAGGATCTTGGAGAGGCATTCCATCCGATGTATTTAATACGAAACTAGCGGCTCCCACATTGGTCATGGTAAAGTTCGTACCAATAGATGTTTGCGTTGCATCAGGCAAAGTTACGGTGTGCACATTTGGACTAGCAGTAGTTACATTCATATTAGCGGCTAAGGCCTGGTAAGATATGCCCGTGATAGGATCTGTATAAGGTACATCCACATACGCATCAGACCAAACAAGAGTAATACTGCTGCCAACTCCTGTACCATCTGGCGTTGGTGGCGTCATGTCTAATAATACATAAGGTGGAAATGCAGATTGAACGTTACCTCCACCAAACACTTGAATAGCCATTATCCACCCCTCTTACTAAATGCATCTTGTATACGTCTTATATCTTCATCACCCAATGCTTGACGCGCTGTTGCATATTTTGCTTCCCAAACTTTGATACGCTCGTCATCCTTTAAATAAGGAGCAGTTTCCGCAAGAGTCGCAAATAACAATATCTCAGGTGCACTCTCTGTCAGGTAGTTATTAGATGTAATCGCATCTATCAGGGGTGGTGTTTGGTAATAGAGAATCTCATAAGGGTAGGCAATATCTGGTGTGGGAACCACAAACCAGAAATTATAATTGTAATCACTAGCATAATATTTGGGAGTACCAACTTTTGTCGGATCTGGCCAATATAACCTGCAGAATTCTACTGATCGTTGTAGAAGATAGACTCTACTGTTTAAGGTAGCGCCTGTTCCTATATTGAAAGATGAATCATTCAGCCATCTTGTAGGCTTAGCAAACACTCCCAGATTAGGAGTGAAATTATCAGTAATCGCAATTTTTAATCCTAATATCTTCAGATCACGTGCGACACGTCTCTCGCCAAGCATAATGAACAACGGAATTTGTGACACAAAGTTAGCATCATTACGTTCCGCATAATCTTGGATCGCAGTAGTTAACGTATCGTATGTGAGTACAAATGCCATTTATGACCTTTACATCAGAAACCAAAAGTCAATATTTGAGCTTTCTAGAAAAAAAACTCCAAGAGCCGCACATATCAAGGTACATGAAGCAAAAGGAGTACCAGCTTGTAAATTCGTACCGGTAGTACCATTCCAACCTATGTAGCCCCCTACTGTATTAACCTGAACTTGAAAAGTATTATTATTATTTGCAATAAAAATGTATCTATCCAATACAGATGGTGTAGCAGGTAAATTAAATGTAATGAAACCTTCAACATCAGCAGCAGCATAACCATTATTGGGCTGCACATCGATAGTTCCGAAGACATTATTGTTCCATATTATGGGGGGATTAGTGTTAGTGATGGTAATTGTTCCAGAGCTATTTGCAACATTAATACCTGTGCCCGGGGTTATAGTACTGATAGATGGTGTCGCAGTACCGTTACCTATCCACAGATCACCATTAGCTAAGTTTGCACTATTTCCTGTGCCGCCATTGAATATTGATAATGGTGTTAAAAAATCAGAAGTTAGGATAGATACCACTTATTTTTCCTCTAATTATGATAATATAAAAGATGTACCATTTGTGCTTTCTACAAAAAAAACTCCAGGAGCCACACATATCAAGGTACATGAACAAGAAGTAGCGCCAGACATAAAATTCGTACCCGTATAACCATTCCAACCTATGTAGGGGAAGACCCCTACTGAAGTATTAAGAATTGAATAAGGACTAATGTCAGTTCCTACAAAAATGTATCTATCCAATACAGATGGTGTAGCAGGTAAACTGAATGTATTACCATTTGCAAAATAACCATTATTGGGCTGCACAGAAACAGGAGATCCTGCGAGAGGCATGTTCCATATTATGGGGGGATTAGTGTTAGTGATGGTAATTGTTCCAGAACCATTTGCAACATTAATACCTGTGCCCGGGGTTATAGTACTGATAGATGGTGTCGCAGTACCGTTACCTATCCACAGATCACCATTAGCTAAGTTTGCACTATTTCCTGTGCCGCCATTGAATATTGATAATGGTGTTAAAAAATCAGAAGTTAGGATAGATACCACTTATTTTTCCTCTAATTAACATATAATTGACCACTTGTAATAGCTATGAAAATTGTCGAAGATTGACAATATATAAGAATGGAAGAGTTAGAAATTGGATCTGTGAAGCCAGCTTCTACATATCCAGAAGTTCCAACAGTTGTAGCGATTATTCCTGCACATCCAATTTGTTGTGAAGCATTTTGGCTTACTCTCCAACCTCGATCACCACCACCTATAATTTGGTAGAATTCACCAGGAGTTGGACTCACAGGTAATTGAAAATCAGTTGGAGAACCACTAGTATTTGTGGTTATGTAAGTAGTATTACCTTGTAATGCTACAGAGGTAGTAGGATCCGGTAATACAATTGCATTACCAGCACCTGGTAAAGTATTACCTATGGTAATGGTACCCGCACCATTAGTAACAGTGATACCACTGTCGCCAATTATTGTAGCAATGGAATTCTGTAAAGTCATATCATTGCCTTTATGTTAGCGTAAATGCTGCACCATTAGTGCTTTCTACCACAAATGTTTGTTGGCTCGTGCCGGGGTTAATGACACACCTAAGAGTAATAGATGCTCCAGTAACAGTAGTAGTAAGAACACTTCCTGAACCTGGTCCATTTATGTATTGTATGGTTTGTGGAGAAGCGTTTCTAACAATGATGAATTGGGTACAGGGAGAATAACATGTTACAATGTATAGATCACCAACTCCTGTAACAGAAGGTAAAACAAATGTTGGAGCAACTGCTGTAGTTATATACATAGTATTTGGAGTCATACTAACACTACTACTACTAGTTGGAAGATATCTAAGTATATTAGCTACTGTAATGCTTCCTGCTTCATTTGTAATGGAAATACCAGTCCCTGCAGTTAGTGTTCCAACTGTTGGCAAGTTACCTGTATCACCAATCCATAGTTGCCCATCAATCGAAGGCAAAGGTAAGTTAAGAGAAGTTTGAATGACTGACATAATATTTATATCTCCTATATTACTGAATTAAAAGCTGACCAGATAATGGTCTAGCAAGAAATCTTGGATTTGGTGTTACCAATATGCAATAAATAATTATACTGTCAAACTGAAGTGTAGATGAGATTCTTGGACCAGTTCCACTAGAAGTTGTCGCGTTACCAACATATGTAATTTGTGTTCCACTTTGTAATATTTGCCACCCCCCAGCTCCAACACCTTCTACCTGATAAACATCACCTAAAGTTGGAGTAGTAGGGTAGCTAAAACTTGTTATAGTAGTCGGAGAACTAGCAATAAAAGTAGTTTTATCAGCTAAAACAACCGATGTAGTTGTCGTTGGCAATACGACTACAAGATTACCTGTAGCAGGAGCTTGCCATGAAGGAGCAGATCCTACACCACTGGAAGTAAGTACGTCACCAGGATCTCCCCCACTCGGAAAACCCTCATAACCTGTACCATTTCCAATAATTAATGATCCTTCAACAGGACTTATAGAACTTATAGAGGTAAGCTCTGCAGATGCTGCTTGATAGTCTGTATTGGCTACTGCATGGGAGACAACACCTGTACCAGTCGTTACCTTTAGCAATCCAGTAGCGAGTGGACTTAAAGCCTGAGAGTTAGGCAATCCACCATCAGGTGTTTGAGTTATAAAGGTAGCATTAATATCAGCACCTACGATTCCAGCAAGGGTAATATTGGCCATATTTCCGCCTGCATCATTAGTCACTGTAACTGAAACACTGCCATTACCTATAAAATTCAGGTTCGGTTGAGTTGAGCCAAGCACATTGCTAGCCAAGACGTTTACCTGTTGAACAGTGCTTCCTTCTGTAACAGCTATGGTCGTATTACCACTCTGTCCACCAGGATTTGTTATAGCTATTCCAGTACCAGCTACGAGTTGGCGTGGCAAGATAGTGGGAGAAACTGTCGTATCACAAACCAAGAAACCTGGAGAAACAAATTCATTTATGGTCTGCAAGTTACCGACGGTATTGATAGTAAATGTGCCTTCACCACCAGTATCTTGCGTTACTAAGCCACCTGTAGCTAGCAGGTTCCTAGAGTTAGGTAACGTAGAGTCTGGAGCTGCTAGGATGTAGGGAGAGGTATCTGATGCATCTGCCATGATATGTATCCTTTATATTAAAAATTGACAAACTGTAGACCAAGCGCTGTACTTGATACTAATGGGCCTAATCTCGTAGTGGGCGACGCATAGGGTATAATTAATGGGGTAGATCCATTTCCCAGTACTTGCATCCCTAAAGTAAAATCACCCGTAGTTAAATTGTTCGCATAAAATTGGTTGAAGATAGCCGGAACGTACACAACAATGTTGCCCGTCAATGCCCCAAGGAAATTGAACGATCCATTGTTAATAAAATCATTGAGGGCAATAGTTACATCTGTGTCGCCGCCAACATTTACTGTAAGTACACCAATAGAGGTCGCTAGCGTGTTTTGAGCATCTATGATGTTATCTGGCCTAGCATTGGGAATGGGCTTGGGATCTAATTTAATACGCGGCGTTAAATTCTGAGGATTGGGCTCATCTGCAAACTTAGGATTAACCAAGTAGCCTGTATAATATAAGCCACGGCCACTGTACTGCATCTGCTTAATAAGAGCAGAATGGCGAACCATCAAACCACTATAGTCACACCGAGCAATAGCCCGTGGCTTATTCTTGCTCATATTGGTGTATTTGCCGTGGTTCCTAACTCTCATCAAATAGTCCTATACGGGCCCATATCAGGCGTAAATCTCAGCGTTACATTCTCATAATCTGTGGCAGCGGCAACTTTGTAAGAATCAATAGCTTCTGCTTTCATGAGCTGATACTTATCAGGTGCGAACTTCAGAGAAAGCCTTGCCGTTAATCCTGCAACCAATGCATCGTAGAAACGCTGCGGCAATTCAGCATTTTGGAACATCTGTGTAATATCTTGAGCATACCTATAATTGGTATAAAGAATGTTCGTGTAAGGAGTAGAGGGACCAGGAACTGGCCATAGCCTTATGGTGGGTGAGAGAGAAGGCCCTAGCGTTGATTGGTCAAAATAATATCCTGAGGTAGAACCTGTGTTCATCTTAGTGGCTATAGATATCCACTCAGAACGAGAAAGAGCGGTTAGAAGAATATCGCCCGTGCCAGCGTTAGTAGGCTGACTGAAGTAAATCTGTTGAATCGCAAGAGTCTCCCCACCAGTTTCAGTAATCCGCCATGCTCTCGCATTCAATGCTTGCTCAACAACAAACCATGTCGTCTGGTAAGCTTGGTAGCTTTGGGAAGGCGCAATATAAACCGTTATCCAATTGATAGTATCGAAGGAATATTGCACCGTTAATGTGTAAATAGATGTAGTTAGCGGTGTGACACCTACATAAAGAATAGAGTTGGTGTTTCCCATACCATAGTCATATCCAATACTTCCATTAGGAGCTGTTTGAGTACATCCAGCAGTTTGATTAGGATCGAAACAATTTGCTGCCACTCCTCCGGCTGTAGTGAGGGCAGTTCCTCCAACATTAAGTCTTGTTGGTTGTGTAGCGACAACTTCTAAAACCCTTACAGTATATTGTGGTAGAACGTAGATAGGCTGATTGGTATAGATACTAAACATCTGTTGTTGTATCAACCAGAGATTAAGACCACGACCGGGCCAACTTGATAATTCAAGATTAGTTGACATGATGGCAGACTCAACTTGAAGAGGCGTCTGTTCGTTACCTATAATACCAATACGTTCAAATGCATCCCTAAATAGATCATCTAATTGGGTGTTATTGCCGAACTGATAGGTATTGCTGGTATTAGCCATATACTACCTACCTTGAGGTTTGTGATGAAATCCTCGTAGTGTCTCTGCTAGCTGAGCGCGTTTGCGTAATGTAGGAGATTTACTATGCTCTGCTTTATGTAGTTTACTGATAGGGATTTTCTTACCCTCAGGAACATGAAGACTCTTATGAAGAGCGCCCTTGTTCTTGATGGCACCTTGAATCCACATTCTACCACCACTCTTCTTCTCTTCCGGCTCAGAACCACCTTCAAAATGGCTGTGCAGAATCTTAGATATCGCATGCAGGTCTTTCATTACCTTATGACGGGCATGACCACCTTTTGCATAATGGGGCACACCTAATTTCACATTCCTCTCCCGAGAGTAATCTAGCCTTTTCTTGCCATCAGCATCATCGGGGCCCATATAGCCACCCGTACTCATACGACGAACAGCAATCGATGCGCCTTTAGAGACAGCTTGAGAGGGAGACTTGCCTGGACTTCTAGATAATGTAGAGCCCGCCGCTGCATCATCTCCTGGTGATCTTCCTGGCCTAACTGCTGCACTTGCACCCAGCGAAACATTGTTAGCGGGCGTACCACCCATTGCTCTTCTTGTTCTTCTCGTCATATAACTATTCCTTTAAATACCTGGTTGATCAAATGTTAAGAACATCGAATCTGTAGTACAGTTGGCTACTTGTACCCAAAACACTGAATAAACTGTATGTAATGTAAATATTGTATCTTCTGTTAAATCTGTCTCTATTGAGAATGCTGGTATAAAAGGTCCTTGTACGCCATTAACCACCCCATAAGTATCAAATCCACCATAAATATTGGGAGTTTGCGGTTTATTAAGAGAAAAATAAGTACTTGCTGTTAATCCCTCATTATCTAACATCTTTAATGTATAACTAGGAGCATTTGCCGGACCAAGATTTCTGTTAGTGTCCATATAAATGTAGCTAGTTATACCATTAGGCCCATAACCAACGGACACATTAATAGCATCGGCTCTTGTAGCGGTTATCGAATTGATGATTGTATAAATATTAACACTTGTAACTGTGTCACTATCAGGGCCAACCAACTCTTCGGTGATAGGCCCAACAATACTCGTTGGATTACCATCACCATCAACAGAAACTCCTATACCTGAAATAACGAAGGTGACACCACTGTTATCGTCTTCACTCGTAATGCTAATGCTTCGGATTATATCTGTACTAACGCCGCTCGTAGTCGTCTGTGGAGTATTTATATTGATATAAGAAAAAACACCCCAAGGGGTATTCGATACCAAGATAAGATTACTATCTTCTAGCGCATCCTGATTTAAAGCAATATCATCAGTGAATCCTTCTACGGTACTTGGAGGCCAATAATAAACACTAGATTTGGTCATTCGTGAATACTCACCTTATAAAACATGTACGAAAGTCGAGAGAATATCGACACGTCTCTTAAACATGTCGATATCATCAAATCATTAGCTTGGGCTTCCAGTGTAGAATTGCGGTACACCATACAAAGTATTAGATGTAAGAGGCGAAATCGGAACACCTTGCGATGGATTATTTGTCTGTTCCTCATATTGTTGCTGCTGAGCAGCGATTTGGTTAATCCTTGTATCTGCTCCTACTAAGTAAGAGGTAAAGACAAGATTTTTCCAATCAACCTGAACACCATTTATAGTTTGAGCGGCTGCCGCAGTTGAAGGTGCATATAGACCTCTCACATCTCCTGTGAGAGACGTTGCTGGATTAGTATGATCAGCAGGAACAAATACACCCTTAGGAATTAATAAACCAGTTGTACCAAAAGTTGTACTCATCTCAGTAACAGGAACTATAATGTTAGCATTAGGTGATCCACCTCCTGTTTGTGTTCCCCATTGAATTGATGTAACAACACCAAAACTATTAACCCTATACGGAAGACCAAAGATATCTGCAGCTCCTAAAGATATGACACAGTTACCAGGCAATGCCGCACTAACATGCACAGCCGTTACCTTATAGAATGCTTTCGCAGAAAGACTTATTGAACCATCTGAACCAACCCCAGGAAAAGTCACAGTTGGATAAGTAGTTTGAGTTTCGACAACATATGTCTGTTGCATAGGGAAATTATAGAAATCATACCCCAATATGGTTACATGAGTACCTGTAGTCGCATCAGCGCCAGCAATAGTTACAGTTACCACTCTAGGCCAGTCAAACTGGATCAAAGGTAAACCATTGGGACCAGTTGTATAATACGTAGAAGCATTATCTCCACGCAGTGTTAGATACGCAGGTCCTGGAACTGCGCCAGTAGCCGTAGTTGCTACTAGGTTATTGAAGATAGTATTTCCACCACCTGTTCCTGGAGGAGATGGAAATATATTATAGGTATTTTGCGGACTAAGCAGTACACCTGGCCCATAAAGAGTATAATCATTAGCAACAAGCACCCCGTTAGTATCAGCTACGGTAGTGCTCTGTTGTGTATTATAGATAGGTCCTACTCTTACACCATCTGCAAAATGAGAACCTAAAGGTGTATTAGTTGACATGAGATTTACTCCTAATTACGCGCCTATTGAAAAGAAGCCACCACGCCAGTTTGAATAACCCATGGAATACCTCTCAATTATGCGGACTGTGACGTTATCGGTATTGGGATCTGTAATAAAGTCAACGTCTGCCTTGGATCTGTTGAAGTACTTAAATCCATTAGGCTCATCAGTTAATATTCCCCAGAAGTTAGGATTTACAAGGAATTGGTTAACGATAAAACCACCAGGTATGTACTTATCATGAACGATAGCATTGATATCGTTATTTGCAGTTCCAGTACGATACTGAGAATTCAATATCCTTGATATCTGGAAAGCATTGGCTTGAGGCACAAGAACCTTCAATGGACTCATATTAATTCTTAAGCCAGCAACGTTGGTCCATGACTTGATGATAGTAATGGCATCTTCAAGAGAAGATTCATTAAGACCAACACCATTGGTGAATGTGTTAGCTAATGTCCCTGTCGCTGTGGGATGCTGTGTCGAAGCTAGCGGCTGCCCGTCACTTCCAGTAGAGTTTGCATTGAATGCATTATTGAATATATATGCACCGTTAGTGTTCTTAACTGTACTTAATGAATTTCTTAAGTTCATTGCCTGTTGAGGGAACTGTTCTTTGTATAAATTGTCCTCTATTGTGGCACGTGTTATTTGAAACCCTATACCGTAAAAATTGTTCACGTACTGGGATTCCCACTGCTGACCCATATCACCCATAAAGACTGGTGCTCCATCTGGCTTCAGCTGGGCTAAACCAAGCCCACGAATTTCTACTTCATACTCTACTGCTTTATTACTTGTATGTTGACTGTATATCTCTTTCCATAGATCTGGGAATACTTCGTAATTACCAAAAACTGCATGCAATCCTGGGCGTAATAACGATTCTATATAACCCCTATTAATAGTTGCCATGATTTAACTCCTTATAAAAACTACTTAAATACCAACGGGTCTTGTGGCGAATTGATGATTCTGAATCAGTACCAATGCATTGACGTATGCTGATGGACCTCCATTAGGAATTGGAATAGGATTACTTGGATTCTGATCAAAACCTATAATTCTAAGGTTCAGGTCGGCAGCTGTTGGTCCAATAGTGCCCGAAGCTAATATCATGCTTGATTGACCTGTTATGAAATTTCCTGTTGGGTTGGTAGTACTTCCATTGAAATAGTTATATCCAACAGAAACGGTAGCACCTTGAGCATTCCAAGGAAGGCCGCCAACATCAGATTGAATAGTGAAAACAAGGTTTGGATCATCAGCAATAAAGCACTGTGCAGGCACACCATTTGAGGTTACCGTTCCTGCTGGCCAATAAGGTCTGCCAGGGCTTGCTGGGTCTGTTGGATTATTTGCAGTTGGCTGTACATAAGAGCAACCGTTAAAGACACCGATTGCTGGAGCAGTTGGATAACCAGCTATTAGTAGTTCAGATAAATTGTGAATAAAGCCATCACCACCTAGATAGACCAAATCTCCTCTGAAGATATTATTGGCGTATCCAGATTGGATATAATACTGTCTGTTCTGTCCATTAAAAATAGCGCTAGTGATAGTATTAGCAGACACTAGACCTGCAGGTTGATTTTGACCATACGACATGCGTCATTCTCCTAAATAAATTAAAAATTAATTTTTTTCATGAGAATGTGGATACATGGCGAAAGCCAAGAATAATGATCTCAATTCTCTAGAGATCATCCGCGAGACTAGCATGGGTAAAACCAAGCTTTGACAATATAGGTCTCGGGACTATACTGTCTGACGTATTTTTACGCTAGAATAATCTGAATATAAATGTCAACATGTCAGATCAAATTAAATTCGTGTTGACGATGTTTTTGAAATTTCTGTGGAAATAGCACATCCGCCAAGGGTGGTTGCAAATAAAATAAACAACAATAACTTGAACATGGCCTATACTCCTATAATGAATAAGTATAATACCACATCTTGTTAATGTTTGATGCCCCAAACATTGGACATCCCATATTTCTTTTCCATATTCTTCCAGTTAGTTTCTGCTTCAAATACAGGATCATATGTGTTAGCTACCCACCCCATCGAGGTTAACCTTATAAAGGCTTGAGACATGCTATCGATTATATCGTTAGTAGGTTTGCCCCCTCTATCTTCAGGGAAGTTGACAGCGGCCTCCAAGAACATTTGGCTATCTTCAGTGTAATATTTATGAGCAGGGGCCTCAGTAGGAAGCCATACGAGGCCGTTTTCTATCAAGTGGCTAATAACTCGACAGCGGCCTATCTTATTACCATGTTTGTTAGGATTAAACTTCATAACAGGTAAATTAGCTCTCATAAGATCTTGTAAGATACAGTATCCATTCATCTTTTCTTCGACTAAGACTAGGTGAGGTGGCTTATGCTCATAAATAGGCTCATCAAAATAAACATCCTCATAATTATGCGCTAATCTGATCGCAGCCTTCCTCAAATCAGGATACTCAAGCTGCTCCTTAAACAAACTCAATAACATGATGTTCTTAATGCCGGTCTTCCTATCTTTAAACACTCCCCATGTTGTACAAGCTGAATAACAGGACATCTTTCCTGTCGTCAAAGCTGTATCCCATGATTGAAGTATGTATTCAAACTCTGGAGAGTATTTCTCTGTCCATGGTTTAAACCAATCAGCCTGTAAGAGCCCACCTTCAGCAGGAGAAGGCCTCTGCTGTAATTGGGAGGCTATTGTATAGCTATCATTGCGAAAGTTTAGTTTGATTCTCTCAAGTGCTTTCGCGTTTATATCTTCTGGCCAAAGCAGTTCCCCTTCTTTCTTCCTAGGATCAGTCCATATTCTCCCATTAGACATAGATAAAGGAATTGTAGTTGAACGCCTCGATCTTTCAAATTCCATAGGAAGACACAAATAAATCCAACTAGGATCATTCTTCGATAAGATATGACCTGTTAAGTCATTCATATGCGTTCTTTGTTGGGTAATGAGCCTTCTTAAGAGAGACTCTCTCGAATATCTGTTAGACAATGTGAAATCGAAGAAATCGTTAGTTCCTTCTCGTATAACAGATGAATGCACTGTTTCAACGTTGTTAGGATCATCATAACAGATGATATCAGCACCTTGGCCCGTAATCGTTCCACCTTCAGAGGAAGCCAATCGATATCCATACTTATTATTATTAAACTTATGTTTGTTATCGACATTGCGGAATATGGTGAACTTATCACCCCATAGATTTTGATACCATTCGCTTCCAATAAGGCGACGACAAGCGATAGAGTCTCTTACAGTCAAAGTCTCTGAATAAGCCACGTAGAGGAATCTTAATGAAGGTTCGATAGCCCAGCACCAAGCAGGAAACAACACGCTAAATACTGTGGATTTTCCCATACGAGGTGGAATATTGCATAAGAGATTCCGTATCTCCATCTTCTGGACAGCTTGTAAATGCTCACACATAGCTTGAATGTGCCACCCATCTATGTATTCCCTGCCTTCGACATTTATCCATGCATTCTTTACAAACTCATAGAATGAGGCTTCAGATCGTTCCTTGAGTAATTGGTCTTCGTCAGAGAGGGAAGTTGGAATAGTGAGGTTAGAGGCAATATAACTCTCTAGATTGGTATGTAACCTAGAGAGTCTAGATGTTCTGCCAAGAATCAAAACTTCGCTACTGCACTTTTAGTACGTGACTGTGAAAAAACACGAGTACCTCCAGGAGCATCTAGCTGATGGACTTTGACTAGTTGATCTCTATGGAAGTTTTCCTCATCAAAGTGTTTTTGCTCAGCTTCCATTATTTCCACATCACGACGCATACATATTTGTCCGCCCACTTTAAGAGTTACATCTTCAGATTCTCTTTTTCTGAAAGGATCATGTTTGTATGTTCGTCTCAGGGTTGGATAGTCGGTAGTTTCTACACATTCCCAGCCACGCTCAATAGCCAGATCAAATTTCTCATGTACTTCATCATTAGCAATAACGTAAGGCGTCCATGCAAATTGATATCTTCTATCAGCAAGGACAGATGGATCTAGATTATAGCGTGAAACATTCCCAAAAACGATAGGCGCCCGCTCACTAGCAGCTCGTCCATTCGATTCTCTTTGATCTGCGGATCGTGAACGTCTTGAATATTTAGGTTCAGTGTTCTCATCGGTTAATGCTTGGTTTTCCATATGCATTCCTTTCCAAATTAATAGTTGTACTTCTGCTGTTGCGCTATCATCTTTTCCTGGTTTAAATACTCTCCGATTGCTTCCTCGACAGAAACTGTTCTGTTATAGAGTTTAGATAATACAGGAGCCAGATTAACTGCAAGTTCATATTGATCTTTGGTCAAAGCCCTTCTTGAAGGAGAATTATTAGCTGTTTGACGATTAGCAGCTGGGTTATTTGAAACATATCTATCTGCCATAGAGGAACCTCTCTTAGTTACTGGTGCTACTTCATAAGGTTGCAAATCTCTTGCCCTATTATCTTCATATTCACTATTGTCAGAGCTATTATTAGGACTTCCACCATATCTTTCATTCATTATATTGCTTAATGCTCCATAATATTCAGGAGTTCCAATCATATGACCATGACGCTTAAACTTTAGATTCTTATTAAGTTCCATCGCGACATCATTAACTTCCTGACTTAAACTGGAATCATATTCGGGAGACTTGTGATCTGCCCAAGGATTCTCTTCTAACCAATCCTCGTAATATTCGTTTACTGGTTCCTCTTGATACGTATCCTGCTGCTGATATGCAGGTTGCTGATAATAAGTAGGTTCTTGGTAACTAACAGGCTGTGGCTGATTTCTCTGCAATGTTTTGCTTAGCAGCTGAGTTTGCTTTTGAGCGGCAATTTCAGCTAATTTCTGCTGCATTACCACTTCCTTTTTGATATCCCCGCTTTCCTTGGCAAGCTCAAGTTCGGTTAATATCCTTTGCTCATCATTCTCTAAGCTCTGTTCATAATAAACATTGCTATAATGAGCATTTTGCTCAGCTTTAGCTTCTGCTTCTGCTAGTCGTCTCTCCTGCTCTTGTATATAGGCCATCAATTGTTGCTGCTGAGCGTCTTTAGCCCTATTTTCAGCTAGAACTACTTCTAATTTATCTCTTACGGTCTTTCGTTTGCGATGTCCCCTTTCATTACGCTCAGGTGACTGAGGTCGAGATGGTTCATCTTCTGGCTGATCAGCTGGAATTGATTCCCCAGGACTATCCAGTAAATTTGAAGATATGAGAGCTGGATTATCTTCCATAGCACTTGTCATGCCTTCCTTCATCGCTTGTAGCTTTTCTTGGAATTCGCTCATCAATTAACCTCCAATCATAAATTTTCTAATCTCTTCCTCACTTCTCTCTTGTGCCATAATTTTCTGAACTTCTTCTGGAGAATAGCCCCGATATTCTCTAACGGCTGTTGTAATATCTCGAATAGGAGCGTTAACTCTGTCATCATTAATGAAATAACAAAGATAACCATTAAAATTCTTTTTCTGCTTTTCCATAGGAGCAAAATCAATCCAGTCGCCTACTTTACAACGAGGTCCACTCCGAAACATATTTTTGTCTCTATAAGCATCAGGACCTATACCAATTACTAATCCTATATCGTAGGAAGTATTCGAATCTTTACTCACGCTACTTAAAAGAATGCCACCCTTTGTTTGATTAGGAAGCGTTATGGCCTTTAATAAGAGACGGTGACTTTCAACTGGAAGCCAGCATCCAATTTCTTGCTCCATAAGAGAATATTGATTAGAGAAAGCCTCATCATATTCTTCCCACTTTTGTTCTGCAGGCTTAAGATTCCAAGGGAAATTTGAGTGGGAAGGATTTGACAGATAAAAACTGGCAGCTCTGTTTTCATTAGATACAGGCTCAGAACTAGGATCTAATGGGTTGAATCCAGGTTGTTCAGCCACATTATACTGATCAGATCCATCTTCTTCACCAAGATTGGGCTTAGAACGTATTGAGCAATCCATTAATGACATTAGATATTCCCTTCTTGATATTGCGAGACCAGATCACCTAGAGAATCAGCTATAGACACCAATGTTGTTCTGATGCCGGCTATTCTGGTGCCTTCTTCCATACTTGAATACGACACGGAATATAGAATCTCATCGTAGTCTTCAGCTTTTTCTAATAATTTTTCTTTAAGAAACATCGCGAATCCTCTTGCGTCCATAATTAACCCTCTCATTTGTTAACGTTAAAAGACAAACTATATTATAGTTAATATCTTCTAATTCAAAATAACACTGTATTAATTACGTACGCAAGGAGTAATAAGCCTCTTCGCGGTAAAGAGGCTTATTTTGCTTATCTAGGCTTAAATGGCATATGCATAGGAGAATGAATAGGTGCTTTAAGGATTTTGCCAGCTTTAGTTAGCATACCCTTACGCATCTTTCCGGCACCCCCAGCAGCAAGCTTAGTGGCTTCACCACCTTCTTTCAAGAACAGAGGAAGAAGCGGCAGTAGATTGCCTACAATGTCGCCAAAGTCATGCTTCTCACGTCCTAGACTTTTTTTTTTGCATCCACCGTGGGACATCAGTTCCGCCATTTCACCCTTAGCATGATGTCGACGATGGGTCTCGCCGCCTTTACGAAGAAACATTGGAGTGTTGAGTCTCTTTTCCATCTCACTACCAGGACCGTCTGGAATCTGCGGTCCCTTTCCCAGACGCATTGGTCTGAAAGGAGCAGAGTTCCTCACGAGAGGTTGTTTCATTCTCTCCCATAGAGTTTGCATTCCTCCTTCTGATGCACGACGCCGACGCTGATGAGTACCACCACCACGTCGTAACAACGCTGCTTCTCCACCATCTGCTTTCATCTCAGCCATTTCGCCATCTGCATGATGACGACGTTTGTGATGAGTCTTACCACCACCTCTGTAAGGTACTGCAACAGTATCACCTTCTGCGTGACATGCACGACCACCTTTGCGTCTTTCAATAACATCAGGTGATTTCATGCCAGTAATGGGATTGGTCCCTACTGCATCACCTTCTGCATGATGTTTACGATGAGTCTTGCCACCATGTCTGTAGGTAGGTATATTGCTGGCCATATTTCCTGGGGCTGATCCACCTTCTGCATGAGCACTACGGCCATACATTAGGATATGAGCGTGATGAGTGGGATCGTTGTGACGTCCATGATGTTTGTGCATAGCCTATCTCTCTAACAAAATATTAATCGCATCGCTCATAGCTTACAAAGACTTGACTATATTTTCCAGTATCGAGTTGCGTATTGTTCATGCTATAAAACATTCATGATCAGAAAAATGAGGAGAAGGTACACATGATAAGAATATTATCCATATTAATGCTAGTGTTGTGCATAGATACACACATGCAAGTTAATGCAGCAGAAGATGATTTAGGTTTAGGTGAGAACAAACTAACTTTCAAAAAAAGGAAATTAGAAGAGGGAGCTAAACCTGAGGTAGCTATTGATATGTCTTCTAGTTTCAGAAAGGATGTTGTCACTAAATTAGACTTATCAGGAAATGACCATCTAATAGACATTAACTTTGTATTAGGGTTTCCAGAGCTGAAAAGTCTCAACCTTTATGGTTGCGAAAACCTAAAAAATAATTATTATCCAGTATCTCAGTTAACAAACTTAAGAATTCTCGATATGAGAGGTATAGGTATAATTACAACAACAGAACCTCTAAAGCCTCTTATTAATCTTACATCTTTAGATATATGTCGCTCCAAAAAATTCCTAAAATATATTATACCATTACCCTCCCTCAGAGATTTAAGGATAAGGGGAGATACTACTGGAGAAAATTACTTAGATAAATTAGGCCAGCTAACTTCTCTCGAAAAACTTAATCTAAATGGAATGTTTAATAATGTTAGAGATGAACCTGGCTATGAATGCCCCTCTCTAGATTTCTTATCACGTTTAACAAATTTAACAACCTTAAATCTAGGATGTAATGATTATATCTTTTCCATCAAACCTATTGTTAGGTTACCAAACCTAACAAACCTTAATATATCTTTTTGTAAATCTATATGTGATTTAAGAAAGCTCTCTAAATTAAAATCTCTTGTAAAATTAAACATGGAATGGATAGATCAAACAAATGTGCCAACAATTAAAGAGGATTTAAATCATTTAAAAAAACTAAAAAATCTCAGAGTTTTAATTGTATCTTTATCATTGGATGTTCCTAAATTCCCACAAAATGTTAAAATATATAAGAAATAAAAAATCTA